CCACATTTATAAACTATCTACTGTTCAGATGTCTAACGACAAAGGAACATGGTTTGGTTGGGATGTATCAAAGGTAGGACCAGTCACAGATAAAGGTATCTATGATATGGCAAAATCTTTTGCAGATTCTGTAGGTAAGGGTGAGATAGAAGCAAAACCTGAAACTCAAGAACAAACTAAAAAATCTTTAAATTTATAAGATCCTAGGTAGTGGGCGTCAAAGCGAGAGTGGACACGCCCACTTTTAATTTATGAATGAAAAGATAAACAAAAAACCTACGACCTATGAAGACTGGCTGGACCAGGGATATGTCATCATACCCACTGATCAAAAAAAATCTAGGATTAAGTGGAAAGATGAAAATTTTAGTTTAACGAAAGAAGAATGGAAAAATAATTATTCAAAGGCACAGATAGCATTAAGACTCGATAATCACATAGATTTAGATATAGATAATTACACAGTAGGAAGATTTATACCCCACTATTTAAAATCTTGTGGTGCAATATATGGAAGAAAAAATAATCCTAAAAGTCACTACCTTTGGACAGGCTCTTGTGAATTTATACAATATGTTTTACCAAGTGATTTTGAAAAATGGTACGAAAATTTTCCTAAAGGTGCAGTCCTTTGTGAGTTAAGAAGTGGTAAAGAAAGATACTCTGTTGTTCCAGAATCACCTTACGATTCAAATGGAGAAACCATAAAATGGGAAGAGTATGAAGACATTTATTCTTATAACGGAAATATTGTAAGTGATGTTGGTAAAATAGCTTTATCAACTGCATTAACTATGATGTATCCACCTGCGGGAAGTAGGGATATTTATTGTACTGCAATCGCAGGAACTCTTTTAAAAAATACAGACTGGACTCCACAACAAATAGATGACTTTGTACATCGAATAGCTATAGAGGCAAATGACACAGAGGCTGATAAAAGAAGTGAAAAAGGGACTACGGGTGAGACAGCAGAAAAAATGTATGGAATTCCTAAATTAGCAGAAGTTTTAAATGTAAGTAAAAAAGACATAACTAAAATATTTAATTGGATAGGCATAAAATTAAAAAGCGAAGAGATATTAGAGCACATCGGAGATATTATTGAATATGGCAATGATAGATATTTTGTAAAAATACATGGCATAGACGAAGGTAAAAAATTTGAAACAGAGATACAAGTAGAGGGACCACAGTTAATGAACAGAAAAATATTTTATCACGAAGTAATGAAACAAGGTCGAGTCTATCTGCCTTTTATGAAAGAATTAGATTTTGAAAAAATGATGATAGCAAAATTTGAGGCTAGAACTAAATCACCAGACTACGATCCAGAGTCAAGTGAAGATGTAAGATTTATAAGTTGGTTTAATGAATTTATAGCTGACCACAAAATATTTACAGATAAAAAAGAATTGTTTGAGTTTAATATGCCTTACTTTAATCAAAAAAATAATAGTTTAGAATTTAAAATGGATAAGTTTGATAGTTATCTACAGAGAAAAAGAATTAATATGGCAAGAGTTGATTTAGTTTTAAAGTGTAAAAAAGTTTTAAAAGCAAAGATATATAGAGGAAAGTATGGAGAGCACTCTTGCACAAGTTATAAAATAGAAAAATATAATGTTAACGAATCTCATCTTATTATAGATGGAGAAGCAGAAGAAATAATAGAAACAAAACAATTACCAAATGAACAATCTTAAATTTATAGCAGGTCCCCCCGGCACTGGTAAAACTCACAAGTATTTAACCAAAAAATACAAAGAATTATTATCTAAATACAAACCAGAAAATATAATTTTATTATCTCATACTAATGTAGCAGCTGATGAAATTAGAGACGCAGTGCAAGATCTACCAGAGATAAAGAAAAAAGATTTAGATGATAAGTTTTTTGAATATAGAATATGTACGATACACAGTTATTGTCAAAGTAAATTAATAAAAAAATCATTGTTTGATGACGAGGATCATCAAAATTTATGTAGAGAACACAAGGAGTTTAGATTTCATGATGAGACTGTGGATGAACACGATTTTTATCAATTTATAAAAGGAGCTATTGGAAGAGGTTTAACTCCAAAGGAATATTTTTTACAACTAAAAGAAAGCGGTGATTTAGAAAAAAAGAAGTACAAAGACTTAAAAGTTATAATGAAAATGCGAGAATGGTTTAAAGAGTATAAAGATAGAGAACAAGTTCGTGCTTATGAAGATATGATAGAAGAGTTTAATAATAAGAACACAAAGATTCCAGAGATAGACGTTTTAATTGTAGATGAAGCGCAGGATAGTAATGTTCCTCAAAGAAAAGCTTTAGAAAAAATAGCAACATATGCAAAAGAATTTATAATGATAGGAGACCCAGACCAAACAATATTTGAGTGGGCTGGTGCGGATGCACATTATTTTCATACGATATCTAAAGATGCAGAACAATTAGAGGAAGGTTTGAGATGTGGAAAAACAATTAACAATTTGTGTAAAGAAATAATAGCACCGATTTGGAAAAAATATAAATATAGTAGAGTTTGGAAACCTGCAGAAGGTATAATAGGTCATCATTATCATCTAGCAAATTATAGAACAGACTGTTCTCATTTAAGAATATTGTTAGATAAAATTAAAAATACAAAAGAAACTTTTTTATTTACATTTAGAGGTAAGCCTTCAGGAGACTGGTGTAGAACTTTTTTTCAATTACATGGTATACCTTTTTCTCATGTTGGTAATGATCCTTTTGTTTCTAAAAAACAGTTTGAATGCCACAAGTTTTGGCCACAGTTTGTAAAAGGTAAGCCTTTTTCATTACTACAAATAAAAGATTTTCATTCTTATATGGGATCTAAAGCTGTGGTGCATGGTAAAGGTAAAAAAACTTTTTCTTTTAAAGGTTGGGTTAACAGAGAATATACAATAGATGAATTAATAAAAGAAAAAATTTTTAAATTAGAAAGTAAAACCTTTACAGATTTTTTAGATGTAAGAGTAAGAAGTGAAGTTAAGGATGACCAGGTAAGATTTATTAAACAGTTAATAAGAGACAATATTGATTATGATGATCAAGTTAGAGTTCAATACGGATGTATACATAAAGTAAAAGGACTTACATTTGACAATGTAATAGTAGATGAGACTTGCACTAGAACAGAAGATTACTTTACTCAACTACGTTTAAAATACGTGGCTTATAGTAGAGGGAGAATAGATTGTTGGACTATTAGATCACAAAGACAATATACATTAGGACAAAGAGAAAGTTCGATGCCAACATATGTGTATAGTTCTAGAGGAGGCAGAGAAAGAGCATGGTTAAAATGAGAGATGATCTTATGGTGCAACAGCAAGTAGAGAATGAGTGGCAGCATATGGTGGGTGTAATTTGTTTAAATCAAACAGGACGTAAAAAAGTTAAAAAAATATTACCAGAGTTTTTTAAAAAGTTTCCTAATGCATGGAAGTTATTATTGTCAGACAAAGATACAATTGCTGAAATGTTGAAAGAGCTAGGCATGAAAAACGTTAGAGCAAATAGAATATGGAGAATGTCATGTGATTTTATTAATTGGGATGGCAGAGACGCAACAGAATTATTTGGTATTGGCAAGTATGGTAGCGATAGCTACGAGATATTTTATAAGAACAGGATACCAGATAATGTACAGGACAAAGAACTAAAAAGATATATAAAGGAGGAATTAGATGTCTAAAGTTTGGGACAAGCAACACGGAGGATCACATTATCAAAAATATAAAATTCAACCAAGTAAGTTTGTAGTTGAGAATGAGTTGTTATATCCGGAAGGATGTGCTATTAAGTATATTATAAGACATCGAGATAAAAATGGGAAAGAAGATATTTTGAAAGCAATACATTTTTTAGAAATGATATTAGAGAGGGATTATAATGTGTAAAACACCAGAGGATTTAGATCTTCATAATGTTAAAACTGTTGCCATAGATATAGAAACATACGATCCTAATCTTAAAACAAAAGGGTTGGGTGCCATACGAGGTGATGGTTTCATATGTGGTGTGGCTGTTGCCACAGAAAAAGAAACTGCATACTTTCCTCTAAGTCATGCCGACACTGCCTTATCTTTAGATAAAAAACTAAAAATTTGGGAATGTCTTAACGAAAGAATATTTCAAAATGATAAGATAACAAAAGTGTTTCACAATGCAATGTATGATGTGTGTTGGATAAGATCTGTTACTGGAAAAAGAATGAAGGGTCGTATTGTTGATACCATGATTGCAGCTTCTGTTATTGATGAGAATAGATTTAAGTATTCACTAGATGCATTATCAAAAGATTATTTAAAAGATGAGAAGTACAAATATGATTTACAAGAAAAGACATTACAATGGTCTGGTGGTACAGTAAAGGATCCAATGACTAATATGCATAAGTTGCCTGCTTCTGTTGTTAAAGAATATGCAAAACAAGATGTAAACTTAACGTTAAGATTATGGAACCTATTTAATAAAAAATTAGACGAAGTATTATATATTAAACCTGAAGACAATAGTAAAAAAACTTGTAGAAATATTTTTGAATTAGAAACAAAATTATTTCCTTGCCTGGTTGACATGAAATTTAAGGGAGTTAAAATAGATGTCCCAAAAGCAAAGGCTTTTGGTAAAAGATTAGAAAGATGCAGAGATAAAATAATTAAATTTATCAAATCTAAAACAGAAGTTGATGTACAAATATGGGCTGCAGCATCAATAAAAAAATTATTAGATAATCAAGGTATAAAAAATTATAAGACAACACCAAAGTCTGGAATGCCTCAACTTCCAAAAGATTACTTACGTACGCATGATAATAGATATTTAAGATTAGTAGCAAAGGCAAGAGAATATGACAAAGCTAAAAATACTTTTGTTGATGGCCTACTAGATTTTGTACATAATGAAAGAATACATGCAGATATAAATCAAATAAGAACTGAAAGAGGAGGAACAGTCACTGGTAGATTTAGTATGTCAAATCCTAATCTACAACAGATTCCATCAAAAGGATTTATTGGTAAAAAGATGAGAGAGTTGTTCATACCCGAGACTGGCTGTCAGTGGGGTAGTTTTGATTACTCACAACAAGAACCTCGTATTGTGGTGCATTACGCGCTTAAATTAGGCCTAGCAGGCACAGATAACCTAAAAAATGAGTTTGATAGGGAGGATGCCGATTTTCATCAAATAGTGGCTGATATGGCTAATATACCCAGATCACAGGCAAAAGTGATTAACCTAGGTCTTTTCTACGGTATGGGTAAGATAAAATTACAAAAAGAATTAAACTTAGAATATACTGAAGCAAATAAATTATTTCAAACTTACCATAGCAAAGTGCCTTTCGTAAAAAAATTATCTTACGAACTATCTGATTTTGCAAAAGAACAAGGTCTATTATTTACTTTGGGAGATAGGTTTTGTAGATTTGATAAATGGGAAACTACAGATAAAAAATGGAACGCTGATAAACAAAGATTTGACGAGGTGCCTTTATATAATACTAAAGAGGCAGCAATAGATGCTTACAAATTAGAACAGATGGAAAAGTATCATGAATTATTAGATGAAAATTTAGATCACTTTGATAAACATTTTACACGAGCTTTTACTTACAAGGCTTTGAACAGATTAATACAAGGGTCTGCCGCAGATATGACAAAGAAGGCCATGGTAGATTTATATGAAAAAGGTATAATACCCCACATACAAATACATGATGAGCTTTGTGTCTCAATCAGAACTGAAGAAGAACGGAACACGGTTCACGAAACAATGAAAAACGCTATACCTCTTGAGGTCAAAAACAAAGTC